CCCAGCAAAGCAATTTCGTTACGTACCCATTCTTGACGGTTAATGTTTTCAGCAGTCTGTTTATCTTGCCTCCACTGAAGTTCAGCTCGGTCAAGATTCTTGATTATATCTAAGTACCTAGTTTTACCGAACTTCTCAGCAAACGTAACCATCTTGCCGTTTTCATCTGGGAAAGTAAACTTAGCCAGATCTTCTGGGTTCATCACCCTTTGACCAGTTTCGGGATCTACTCTTTCAAATAGTTCCGCAAATGCTTTTAAAGTTGTCGCATAACCCTTAGCCTCAGTCATTAGAGTCCATGCCGTTTGCATGACACGCTGAATATTCGCAGGATCAGCGTTAGCAATATTTGCTACACCCATAGCAAAAACACGATCATCAGCAAGAGCTTTTTGCTTACGACGTGTTTCAGCAAACAGAGTGGTATCGGCAGCATCACCGTACTGTTGAACGTAAGGAGTAATCAGTTTGCTAGCAAAGCCAGACTGACGACCCATCAACTGAATAACTTGTTGACGGAACCTGCCTACAACCTGCTGCTCTTCTTCAGGAGTTAATGCACGACCAAGTCTTTTAGCTTCAGCAGCTAGAACAGCGTTACGATCATCAGTATAATCCCAACGCCAGTAAGCTCCAATTGTACCTTCAGTAAAATCAGTTGCAAGTGCATCATCACTAGCTCTTAATTTAGCAGCCTCAATTTCATCAGCACCCCTAGCTACTGCTATCCGTCTGGCATTACTACCTTCGACGGAGTACTCTGCCAGAATTTTTTGGGAAACTGCTTTACTAAAAAGGTTCTCTGCTGACATCCCGTTTGCAACTTCATCCAAGAACTCTTGTTCACGGGTTTGTTCGTAGACTTTATCAGCTTCTTTTTTAGCTGTATCACTAAAAGCTTTGACACTATTTAGAGCTTCAGTACGAGCCTTTGTATCAATGTTGAATTGATCTCGGTCTCTTTGAGCTTGAGCTTGGAGTCCTTCAGAGACACGTTGTTGATTATTAGTAGAAATCCGGTAATCCCTGTCGATAGCACCTTTGATGTATTTACCATCTTCCTTCATTGCCTGAAGCATTCTGCGACGCTCTTCAATCTCTGCATCGGCAACAGCCCGCATACTTTGAACTCTGCGTTCGCCTTCTTCCCTCATTCGAGCCAACTTCAGCTCGTCACCTTGGTCTAGTGGTCGGTAGCCGCTAGCTCGTGCGGCTCCTTGGTATTGAATTCGTGCCATAATTAGTAATTCTGATTACCACCCGGAGCACCGCCAGAGTTAGCCCAACCAGCTTTAATTGCTGCTGATTGTTGCGGCGGAGCGGGTTTAGGTGTAGGAGTGCCGCTATTTCGACCGTAATAGGACGCTTGCATAGCCATTTGACCCACCGTAGCTGCAGCACTAGAGATACCTTGGAAGATAGGACCAGCAGCACTCTGCGTAGCAGGACCAGGAACGAACCCAGGCAGAGCAGCCATAGGCTCAACAAAGATACGCTCAGGTGCCATAGTAGGCTTGGGAATATCAGGTAGACGCTCAGGTTCAATCATCATAGCGTTACGTGCCTTGATGTCGTCAGCATAGCGACTCATCGAGATGTCACGGATGTTACGCTCAGACTGAGCACCAGAACTCATCAGGCTAGCCCTGAGGATAGCTGAGTTACGTCCAACCTCTGCAATAGTAGATTGAATAGCTTTAGTTCGTGAACCACCAGCCTGCATCATGGCAGCCTTACCTTCGTTCTGAAGTTGTTCAATCAACATGCCTTCACGTTGGAAAGCTTGCTGATTCATCATTTCATTGAAGGCAGCCTGCTCAGATTCAACAGCCTGACGCTCTGCAACACTGTTGTAAATAAGTTGTTGCTGAGTTGCTTCAATAGAACCTTGAAACTGTTTAGCAGCTTGTAGGTACTGGAAGTCTTGAATTTCTGTTTGGTAGTTCCAGTTACGAATAGCAGTTTCGTATTCGTACTCACGTTGCCGCTGATAATTTATTTGATCAGCAGCATGAACTAGTTTATTGTATGCGTTGGTAACTTGGGCAGCACCTTCCTGCTGGGCTCGCTGAATCTCAGCGTTTTGCTTAGCACGTCGGTTAGCTTCGTTAGCCCTGCCTGCACCATCAATGGCACTGGCAATACCAGTAATAGCACTGATGCCGCCAAATACGCCACCAATAATAGCAGCTGTATCGTCTGAACCTTGGGGCATAATTAAGACCTCCTGTAGAATCTGGGAGTATAGTTACCTTCCCACATCATCGACACCAACGATACAGGATAAGGGAAATTACTTGTCACTTTAAGTTCAAAATTAGTATTACGTTGATGGATAGGGACAATAAACTGTCGCTCACTCTTGACAGGATTACTATCGGCTGAGTAGTAGTCAGCATCTGCAGTGTGTTGTACATTTCGCCACTCGTTAGAACCAGTCGCTTTCAGTTTAAACGTCACTGCACCTGTACGTCCCACAGAAAACTTAGCTCTGGAGACAGTCAAAGCAGCGGTAAAGTCAGTAGTGTTAGCGTCCCTACGGAAGTAGAATTTAGGTAGAGTAGCTTCAAAGTCATAAGGATAGCCCACGACTATACCATCAGCATAGCCGGTGAAGTTACCTTTTACTTCGAAGTACCGATAGTTAGTACCGCTTTCTGTACGCTCATATGCTGTAGCATAGTAACCAGCATCAGCATCAATCTCTGCATCTGTACCGTCATCCGCAAGGGGGACAGTAAGAAGCATCATGGCGTTCTGTTGTGCAAACGGAGTAAAGGGTACGTAGATCTTAGTTAGATCATTAGTGGAGTCGTATACAACCGCGTCTACGGTGCCTGGGTCGGGCGAGACGGGGCGTGTAGCCATGTCCAGGCATGAGTTACCGTTAATGCCGTTAGCGGTCGCTACAACGTCTCCTGAGGGGATCTCATCAAGGGTGATAGAACCAATGGTGTACTCATCCTCATGCTGAGAAACAACAATAACAGAGTCATTGAGGATCTTAGCAGTTTGAATAGTACCAGGAAGTTCCCATTTAGTCCATGCTTGGAAAAGATCTTTCTCCCCGTTGTTGTAATAACGATAAAGATAAAGGTAAGATGTGTCCCTGTCAATCAGCATAATCACTGAGTTCTGAGGACTAACCGTAAGGTTATCTACAGTGTCAGGAATCCACTCAAGTACTACCTTACTGATGTCAACCACAATAGGAGGTTGTTCAACGTCACGCAGTTGAAGGGTAAACAGTTTACTGTAACCCGACACATTGCTAACGAATGCAGTAGTAGTACCAACATCCACTGGTGCAATGTTCGTATTCATCTCATAGTTAGAGAGTGAACGGACAATGGTAGTGGTAGGTGTAAGAGTGCTCCCATCCGTGGTAAACACCTGGAACTGTTGACGCTCAGAGAACACCATCAAACCTTGAGGTGAAGGCAGCACATCAGACAAAGTAACAGGTCTGACGCTAGCCACGTTCAAATCAATCGGATCTGAGTCAATCTGTGTAAGAGCTGACTTAACAAAAAAGTTATAGGGATCGTTAGCAACACTAAAGTTAATGTTGTCCGTTGAGAGGAATCCGAGTCGGTTATTATAAAAGAAAGTAGAAGTAATAGGATCCCCAATAAAAGCAGGTACAGGGCTAGTATCATCATCCCCAGCTTCCCGAGCACTCCAATCAATAGTGTCAAATGTAAAAGTGGTAGCACCAGTGTTAGCCAGTTCATGCGGCATGGTAGACGCATCGAATCCAGCAGACACATCACGTGCTACGGTTTCTTCCCAGTAACCACGTCCACCAACTGAATCATAAGCAATGAACTCAACGTGGTAGTTATCTGCTCCACTATCACTGTTAAGGATTTCAACGTTGTGGTTGTGGAAAGATTCAGTAGGAAGTTTAGTAATGTTAACAACGTCATCTTGGAAGGTTTCCAAAGCACCGTTACTAAGACCACCTTTACCAGAAATAGTGAACGCTAACGGCGTTCCACTGAATGCCACCGCAGTGGTTGGGCTAGAAATTATAGTACCATTTTCTGATACTAAAATACCTTCTGCGACAACCCTGCGAGCACCTGCTCCACCGGCATCAGTACGTCTGATAACCAAACTGTTAGAGTAGGCATTCAGATACCACGTACCTTCAAAGTCAGCATTACTAGCAGCTTGTTGATCGGTGATCGTATCAACTAACAACTCAATAAAGTGCTCGTTACCGCCGTGGTGTGCAGCATCATAGATTAAGAAATCATCAAAGGTAACGTTGTTAGCAGCTTCATAAGTTGTATCTTCACCTTGAAGAGTAACTGTATAAATCTCACCATCGGTAAGAGTAATCAGTTTAACGGTAGCAACTGAGTTAGCGACAAACGTACCCGCTGCTTGCATAGCAGTATCTACGGTACGGTTTGTAATAATCGTGGTATCTTGGATACTACGGAAGTGATAGTCGTTCTGCTGAGTACCAGTCAGATACCCAGTAGCATTGTTAGTAACTGTACACCACGTACCATCTGCTGCTGTCCACACATAAATGTTGGTACCTTTGATAGCACCAATGTATGAACCTGCTGCACCTCGTTCAATAAAGAACCAAGCAGCATCAGCTAGTTCACTTTCGGTAAACGCATCACCATTAGCCTTTTGAAGGACACTGGTGAATTGCATACCAGGACGCTTAAGTAATCCATAGGTGGGGTCAGGATAACCATTGACACACTCGGTCAATTGTCCTTCTAATTTTTTGTCATCATTTTGCTTCGATACACCACCTAGAAAGTTTGGTGTGAGTTGAGTTACTGCTGGCATTAGCGTTGCAAGGTATGGAACGGTTGATAGCTCTGATAGTAGTTCCCTTCCTTAGGTGCACCAAAGTACGTGTAATCGCCTTGACTCGTTTCATACTCAAGAGCCATAGCACGTGCAAACGCTTCCTTTTGTTGGAGCATTTGGTACTGGTTAGGATCACCGATGATACGGCTAGACACAATGCTAGCTGCTCGTGCAACGATGAACGCTTGGATAGGTTCAGGGATGTCACCCCAATCCATTTCCCAAAGGATGTCTACATAAACAGTTTCATCAGTCCACTTATAGGAGTGGGCCATGCGGTCATAGAGTTTACCTCCACGGTTAATACTATCCCGATTAAGGTTAACAGTGCGGGTGGTGTTCAAATCCATTTGAAGAACATTGTTCGGGATTTGAATCTCGTCGTTATTATCTGGGGTGATAGGATAATCGTATTCTTTATTGAAAGACCAGCCTTCAGCCTGTACTTCACGCGACACTTCTCGAAGGGTGTTGAGTGCAATCGCAACGTCCGGGTTGGTTGGGGTTTCAACTCTACTTGTAACGATAGATTGAGTCATTGCCCGTGATGCAACAGTCTGTGAAATGTTCACAGTGTATTCATACGTCACAGGAGTGGTGGGTTGTTCTACACCAGCAGTAGCAATAGAGGTTCCACTAGCCACACCCGTACCACCAATGTAAGTACCAACAGGAATGTTAGCAGTTTCAGTGGTAAGAGTTGTACCAGAGATAGAACCAACAAAGCGACTAACCTCGTTAATTACAAGAGTCTCTTCAGTTGTCAACGTAGTAACAGGAGCCTGACCAACTGACGCCAGGATCTGATTAACAGCTTGTAGCTCAGTGTTGGAGCCAGTAGTAGGGAAAGGCATAATTGATAATAAGACTAATTCTCAATAAGGAATTAAAAAAAAGGAGCCCCCGAAGAGGCTCCCGTATCTGATACTAAAAATTATCAGGAGGTGGTGACGTTAGAAGGATACACATCACCGAAAGCGGTAGGTGCAGTGCTGGTAGCATGAAGCTCAACACAAGCAGCCGGATTCAGGAAGTCAGCGCCCATGGCGAGACGACCCAGGATCACGTCGCCCTGGTAGATCACGGAAACGTCGCCGCTGGTGACTTGCACCTGAGGAGCGATAGCTTCCACACAACCAGCAGCTTCGCGCTGGAAGATCAGACCACAGGAGGTATCGAAAGAAGTAGCCTCACCGTAGTTGTTGTTCATACCAGTGACACCGCCGCCATCTTCGATAGCAGGGTTCACGAAAGAACCGGTGTTACCAGGATCAGCTTCACCAGTGGTGCCGCCGTACTTGGTACCATAACGACCCAGGAACGGAATGTTCATGGACTTGTAGATCTTGATACCGGCGATCTCAACGACGCCGTTACCCTTCTGACGAGAAGTACCTTGCTCATCGCGGTTCACCAGACCGTTCTCACCCACTTGCTGGATCAGAGCGTAGTACTGACGGGGGTTAAGGATACCCACACGTCCGTCCATGCTGACGCCTTTTTCATCCATGGCAGCAGCTGCATCATAGAAAGCGTTAACAAGAGCGGTAGCAGAGAAAGCATCGGCTTCAGAACCAGCGCCAGAACCGACTTGAACCTGGGTACCACCGGGCTCAACATAGCCAGTCTTGGTGATAGGCGATGCAAGACGAGCACCTTTGGCGATCTGACGGAAGATCAGACGGTCATACTTTTCAGCCAGAGCATAGCCGATCTTACGGGAGATCTCGCTACGCAGGTCATAATGGCTGAGGACTTCATCCAGCT